GTCTTTATTATCTCCACCATTTTTCATACGAGAATACTTTCTCATATTATCTAACCAAGCAAAGCCAGGCTCACCATTATCCACGATTCGTTTGGCAGCTTCTGTATAATCCATACCCAACTCTGCGAATATACTATTATTACTTGTCCATCCATATGTTTCCCTATGTGGGTTTGCTTTATAATTCTTTAAATCTAAATACTCTTCTGAATGTGGGTCACCAAATACAATCTCAGCTGTTCGTCTAACGTTACCTGCAACAACACACTTACCTATTAAATTCATGATATCTACGATTGTTGTCACAGATATTGGCTCACCACTATTATCGTCAAGGACTTTTCTAATACTTTCATGAACTTCTTGTAAAGGTTCATGTCCACTTGATACACCACCGAAACCACTTATTGGTTCACCTGCTGGTCTTATCTTAGTGTAATCAAACTCAATCGGTGCTTGTCCGTGAAAGTAACTTTCTAATAGTAACTTTAGTGATTCAACCCAACCCTCACGAGTATCTGGTATCTGATAAACTTGTTCATCTCTACCGTTGTCAACACCCTTGATTACTATCTCTCCAGCACCTTTAGTATCAAATCCAACACCTACTCCTAACATACTTGCATCCATGAGGAAACAAAATGGTTTTGAGTAATCCTCTTTAAGTGTTTTTGTTGATACGAAAGCACAATTGTTTAGGGCGGCATATAAACCCTTTTTCTCTGTGATAGGCGTTCCCATTGCCCACAGACCGCGACCAGGAGGCAAGAACTTCATAGTAAAAATACGCTCATACATATCTTGAGCACTCTTTTGAGCTTGCCACGGATTCCACCCTAATTGATGTGATTCAATCCAATTCATTTGCATTGTGTAAGTTCCCTCTACAACTCTTTTAACGGTCTCCCACCATCTTTCATTTTTTCCATTCTCTTTTATTCTAGAGTAAGTCCTCATATAGACTAACTCACCCAATCCATTGAAACCAAAAGGAGCTTTTCTCCTCTTAAATTTAGATATAAAGTTCTCAGATAAATTAAACTTTCTTTTCATATATTAACTCCTAAAACTTGATAACGTGATGTGCTAACATCAATAAATATCACTTTACAATTTACTATTTCACTTTTTAAAAACAAATATTGGTTCATATTTATATCCAGCGCCCATGACACTTGACAGTGTTAATTCAATTGTTTTTTCTTGTCTAAACCCTAATTTTTTTGAAATTTTTACGGTCTCTTCCTCTATAAATTTATACTTAGGTGTATTTGCTATGTTGAGTAGCATATACTTACCATTTTTTAAACCTCTATGACAATTCTCTATCGTTTTTCTTAAAAAACCATCCACCCATTCTTCCTTCGTTGGAAATTTTATGTAGCTTTGTGTATTTTCGTCACTATACTTTTCGGTATCAAAGTAAGGTGGTGATGTAAAGCATAAATCTAATGAATTTCTATCTGGTATAAATTCTTCACTACCTAATTTATGTAGTTCTACTGACTTTGTCAAGTAATTAAAATCTTTTTTTATTCTTTTCAATCCCTCGAATGTCAAACTTGATGGTTCAGTTCCGATATACTTTTTTCGTGAACTTGATAGAAAACCTATTAATCTTCCACCCCATCCACAAGACATGTCCCAAATTGTGTCGCCACCAAACTTTTCATAAATTAATTTAGCTGCAGTTGGACGAAAATTACTAACAGATTGAGTGCCTGTATAAATTTTTAATGATTGTCTTAATCTATTTTCTTTAAAAGTATTTTTCTCCATGTCTTCCTCACCTTTAAAATGGGTGGTGTTCCACTTCCAACACTTCCGTATCGTGGATTTAAATGTCTTATCGTTATTGAAATTGTCCATAGGGGATTGTTTAGCAGTCCCACACTTTACTTCCCAAAAATGCGGAAAATATGTCCATGCTAACCTTAAGCAATGCATAGTCTGAATAATTTTGTTATCTTGGAATATTCTATCGACATCAAATTTTTGTAGTTTTCTCATGTGGTCATGTTTTTCGTCTTCACGTATTGTGTAATGTGGAAAACCGTGTCTTCTATAGTAATTAAATATCACCTCGATACCATAATCAATATCGATATTTCTGATATTACTAATCACACGTTCAAATTCAATATCTCTCTCGTCGTATCCTAATACCTCTGTGAGAATTGTTGGGTTGCTATTCATTCATCAAATCTTCATATCTTGCCGATAACATTTCTTTTACTTGATTATCTCGATTATTAATTTTATGTTGAACATTTTTCCCTTGAACAGAGTTACTTTCAAATATTTCAATTTTACCAATATTGGTATTTATACGTGCGGGATATGTTAAACCATCAGGACCAAACCTATTTTTAATAACATGAAATCTACCAGTGTTACCAATCTTATCCTCTATCTTCCGACTTAACGACATTACAAAGTCTGCTGTCATCACTTTCGCATAACTTTCTGCAACTTTACTAGCTTCAATAACATCTTCGTCTAAAGCACTTCTATTAGCTTGACTAGCTGTCCATACTGGAACTTGTAACTCTCCAGCCATACCCCTCAAATCTTCATAAATATTTCCAAGAGCATGTCTCATCTCACTTGACTTATGAACATCTCTCATAATATCAGCATAATCTACCAAAACCATATCTACTTTCTCACCAAATGTGGTTACTTTTTTCAGATGAGCAGAAAGAGTATTAACAGTGCAAGATTTGGTTGGATAATATTTGATAGTCAAGTTACCTTTTAGATTGAACAGTTTTTCCATCACTTCTTCTTTATGATATTTTAGGTTCTGACTTTCCACACCACTAAAGATACTATCATATCTTAATCCAACATAAGCCTCGTTTAACTCCAAAGTATAATGAACTACATTTAGTCCTTGTGATAGAGCATAAGCACCCATAGCACTTAACACCCAAGACTTACCAATACCAGCAGGTGCTACAACAACACCAAGTTCTCCACCACCTAAACCACCTTGCATCAGTTCGTTCATAATATCCCAAGGTGTTGGTGATGTTACACGAGCAGACTCCTCATATCTTTGTTCTATATCTTGTAAGTAGTCGTGTCCTAAGTTTCTCTCAACACCAGCTTGCATAGCAGAGTCGATAAGAGATTTTATTTCATCAGTATTACCATCAACCTCTAATATTTTAGCAGATTGAATAACCGCATCTTTTAGAACTTGTGTTTTGTGGAAGTCTAATGCCTTATCTTTGATATATTCCAAGTCCTCGGCTTCCATATGTTTGTAGACTTCTTTCAAAGAGTCCTTTACATTTACTTGTAGTAAATCTGAATCAATCTCTTGTATCTTTATCTTAAATACTTCCATCGTGATGTTTGTTTTGTATTCTTGATAATATTCACGAATAGCTTTTACAATCCACTTGAAACCATCATTAGTTATATACTTCTCATCTAAGATGTCTACAATTTGCTCTAAAAAAAGTTTATCACTAATTAAACATACGACAAACTTTACTTGAAAATTATATCCAAACTCTGATATGTTTTTTGTCTTACTCATTTTTTGTTCTTCCAATAGTGGTCAAGGATATTAAACTCTGTTAACCAGTTATCAAAATTAGGTATTTGTCCCCATAATTTATCCTTTACGAACAAAGTTTGCAACTGATATTTTACTAATTTTGGCGCCATCCCCCTAACGGAATCTCCAATTTTTAGTTTTGTTTGATTCTTTATATCTGGATCTCCTAACTGCATTAAAAGATAATTGGATTTTATTATCAATTCATTATCTTGTATCATTTTAGATATTCTTGTGTTTCTTGACTTTGCCATATCTAAAAGGTCTTTTGTATTGAACACTCTATCCTCAACTAATAAAGGGAATTCTTTTATTAATGTTTTTACACCTATTCCCCTTACGCCTGGTATGTCATCTGATTTGTCACCATCAACAACCCTACATGTTAAGACATTTTGGGGGTAAACACCGAATTCTTTTTTAACTCGCTCCCTATCGTAGACAATTTTTTTTGTCGGAGAGTATAGTTTTACACGTTCATCAACCAA